AACGCATGACGGATCGCGTAATTGAGCGTGATTCCGGCGTTTCTGCTACTTATTCACGTACTGGAGACACTGTAACTGTTACTTGCGGCTCGGCACACGGTCTTGCGACGGGTAATCAGGTGTATTTGGACGTTAGTACAGGCCTTGTCTCGTCTGGACGCTACACAGTCACCGTAATAAGTCCAACCGTCCTCGAAATCACGACAATTACTAGTGGATCGACAACTGGAAGTCTTACAGTTATTCGATTATTGCGTGGATTTGATTATAAAGACTACGTAGGATATACAGTTGTCGGTTCAGACGCTGTTACAAACGAATTAATTTTTCAAAGAGCCGATAGTTACGCTGGTAAGACTACAAATGGCATTACCAAGACAGTTGTGCCAGCTCATCGCGGCTTCACGGTAGGTCGATACCTGACAACTGAACTTCGCTGGCAATGTACCTGTGAGGATTTCAGTAAACGTGACAGTTATAACTTGTACAGCGAAAATAGCAGACGTCGATTCCCTAGAACGAGCTTAAGCAATTTAAAACCAGGTTCAATTCTCAATAATGACGGAACTACGTCAGATACTCGAGATTTACCCGGCGTTTTTCAGGATATTGGCTACACAACCATCAATAATTTTTATCAGTTGCCTGAATACGAAGATAGCGCTGAACTCTCGACTCAAAATTTACTTTATTACCAGATGCGGTGGTGTAAGCACATTTATGCATCGATGTGGGCGTTAATTCATGATGAAGGCGGTGATCCGATCTCTCTAAACTCTCGATATGATCAAACAGGCCCAAATATTACAGTACTTGCGTCAGACCACGGACTTTTAGCTAACACAAGGGTACAAATTGATTTCACAAGCGGTAATGCTATTTCTGGTGAATACACAATTAGTAGCGTTCCAAATAAAGATTCGTTTGTCATTGTTTATCCGTTTTCTGACACGACAGCAGGATATTGTACGGTTTCAAACCTGAAGCCACACGAATATGTCAATACGTGGTTACTCGAACCGAGTGATCAGCCAGTTGGAACCGGCTTAGAGACGTTCTATAAGAACTTTGATAAGGAAAGTGCAAAGTTAAAAGCTGTTGCAGAGCAGTATGTATTTGATTCTCAGACGACTGCTTGGGCGGGTAACCAGACCGTTATTGGTGCTGGCAATAATCCCGAGGACATTGCAGACTTCAGCCCAACCTTCACTACGATGGCCTTAAATGATAATATTCGTAGAGATGATCAAGGAAAACCGACTCGAACTGGCATCGTCGCCAACGCCACAAATCGCTTTATAACCTTAGTCAATAAGTTATTTAATCTAGATCCTAAGGTACTTCAGGAGGTCAAGTTTGGTCTTCTAACTAAACCACTGAGTGAATATACTACTGAATTCGAATTTGGTTTTGTTGAAGGCGGTGAGTATAGGAATGGAGAGATACTGGAAGATGTCGCTACCTTGGTGCAAGTAGACGCGGAAACTTATAGTCCTATAACTGAGTTAGATACAATAGTTGATGCTGGTCCCTACATCAATACGTAATTATGGCTGTTCAGATTCTGTCAAGGCGTTCTTCTGTTGCTTTTGATAGGCCATTTCCAATTCGATTGGGCGCAGGTGAGTTAGCCCTTAATTTCAATGTTACGGATCCAGGTCTGTTCTATGCAGATAATACTGCTTCGCCATCAACGGGCTTAATTAAGGTAGGCCCTACATTCATTGGGGCGACGGCACCTAACACTCCAGCTGTTGGCTTTACATCATTCAGCAAAGGGGAATCCTGGTTAGATACGTCAAGTACTCGTATCTTTAAGTTGTATGATGGCACATCGTGGCAAACGCCAAAGGCTGTTGCTTCCAATAGCAATGGCAAGCCAATCAACCCTACTGATGGCCAGCTTCATTACGATAAGTTAGTACCAGGATTATTTATGTATGATTCTGCGACGGCTGCCTGGATTGCTATTTAATCAGTGTGGGTGGTTAAGGATATGGTCAAGGATGCGATCTAACTTTACGTGAACGGCTTGAACTTCACGTAAAAAATCCTCTTTCAGAACGTAATTTTGAATGACACGTTCTTGAAGATTGTCGATCTCTTGTTCGAGCGCTTCGAAGCGACTTTCGATTTTTCTGTTAAAATTTGACAGCGCTTTAGACAGACCGGCGAAGGCACCAGCGCTGCCAGACAAAACTGCCGCGATTAACTCTGGCGTCACTGTAAAAATATTTTTTCCTATTCTAAGGTATGTAGCGATTTAGAATGGATCTAGGAAATTAACAAGGACGTGGCAACAGGATACGATCCTAATATTGAAGGTGCCCTGGCAGTTCTTGTTGACCTCATGCAGGGCAATGGCTTTACCATGTCGAGATCACCTTACGCTCCTAATTACCGTGGTTTAGTAGATGCTCTAATTGATCTTAAAGACGGCTTTCCAACCGTAATTCCTTTTCGTGTTGGATTTGACGCGGTGACATTTGAAGATGTCTCTCAAGGTGATGCTTTATATCTACGTTCTAGCGATGGTTTAGTTGGACGTGCAACTGCGAGCGGAACTTTAGATGAAGCTTATGTTGTTGGTTTTGCCGACACAAGTAAACTTACTGGTGAGACCGTAAAGGTTTTGGTGACTGGAATTGAAGCCATTTCTGGCTTGGATGCAGGAGACCACTATTTCCTGGCTACTGGAGGATACGGCGCAATTACTACAACTGCTCCTACGACAGCTGGTCATTACGTTGTTCGAGTCGGTGAGGCTGTCTCGGGCAGTGAGTTAGCCATCCAGCTCGAGCCTCCTATTTTACTGAGTTGACATGACTACACGTAAAGCGATAGCTCTGGTAAATGGCTTATTCCAGGAGGTAAATACTCCGACGGATGGCCTTGATTTTGCTGGTAATACAACAACAAATCTGACTGAAGGTACTAATCTTTATTATCTGGATAGCCGGGCACGTGCTTCGGTTTCTGTTACCGATCTGGGCGGTGATGGTTCCTTAGCTTACGATAATTCGACAGGTGTAATAACTTATACGGGACCATCTGCTGCTGAGGCAAGGGCTCACCTTAGCGTTGCTGCTGGCTCCGGTTTAACGTATAACAGCACGACCGGAGAGTTTGGAACTAATGCTATTCCAAATGCCCAACTTGCTAATAGCTCTTTTACTTTAGGTTCAACCAATGTCTCGCTTGGTGCTACAGAGACAATATTTACAGGTCTGACGAGCCTAACCTCAACGACATTAGTCGCGAGCACTACGTTGAATGTTGGTGCAGCTGGAGCTGCTAATAGTATTCAACTTAGTGCCAGTGGCATCGCCTTTGAAGGTGCCACAGGGGATGGAGTTCTCACAACAATTGTTCCTACTGATCCGACGGTTGCGCGGACAATCACACTGCCGGATGCAACAGGAACTGTTGCCCTTCTCTCGACGTTAAGCGCTGGCGATACGGGAACAGGATATGGCAGCCTCACCTATAACTCAGCAACTGGCGCCTTTACATATGCCGTTGTAACTGATACAAACATTCGTGGTGCGATCTCGGTTACAGATTCTGGTGGCGATGGTTCATTAAGTTACGACAATTCCACTGGTGTTATTACGTATGTAGGTCCATCTGCTTCCGAGGTTCGAGCACATCTCAGTGTTGCTGTTGGTTCTGGTTTGACCTACAACAGCACGACCGGTGAGTTCGGCACTAGCAATATTCCAAACAGTCAACTTCAGAACTCTAGTTTTACCTTAGGTTCTACATCAATTGCACTAGGAAGTACGGCAACAACTATTGCAGGACTCTTATCTTTCACCTCTGATTCAATTTACGTTGGCGCTAGCGGCGCGGCCAATAGCATCGTGTTGAACAGTAGTGGCATTACATTCGAAGGTGCGACTGCGGATGCATTTGAAACGCTTGTCACTGTTGTTGATCCCACTGCGGATCGTACTTTTACACTCCCAGATGAAACTGGTACTGCTGCAACTCAAGAATTTGCTACTGAAATTGCAATTGCTTTAGGATAGAAACATGTCTACACAAGTACAATTCCGTCGCGGTACAACTGGTGAGACAGCGGTTTTTACCGGTGTCGGCGGTGAAGTAACGGTCGACACCTCTAAAAATGTCTGTGTCGTACATGATGGTACAACTGCAGGTGGGTTCCCTCTTCTCCGGCAGGACGGCACAAACATGGCGCTATCGCCTGGCAGCCTGTCAAGCTGTGCTTTAAAGTTTGCAAATGATCCCAATACGGGTATTATTTCAGGTAGTTCAGATCAAATCACAATTGTAACTGGTGGTGTTGCCAGGGTTACAATAGATTCATCAGGTACTGCAACTTTTGCCAATAACATGGTTGTCAATGGCAGCCTCACGGTTACTGGTAATTTTGACTCCTCTGCCAACCTTTCTCTTATCGTTGCTTTAGGCTGATATGGCAAATACTTTTAAAAACGACTCAAAAGCGAGCTTGGTAACGGCAGCTATTACCGATCCGAGTGCCACTGTCGTTACAGCGGGAGGAACCGCAACGCTTATTGTACTTAGCGTTCTTGCTTCTAATAAGACTTCGACCAGTGCAAATGTCGATGTTTATTTAGACCGTAACACAGGGGATGATGTTTACTTAATTAGGAATGCTCCTATACCTGCAGGATCTACATTAGAGCTGATTAGCGGGAATAAAATTATTATGCAGGCAAGCGATAAGCTTCAAGCACGAGCAGATACGGCGACTGCGTTAGACTTGACCGTCAGTTATCTTGAGCAGACCCCGTAATTATGGGACTTACGAAAAATAACGACATTATCACCTTAGCTCAACAGCTTGAAGAATTAACAGAAGTTGTTGAGCAGCTTAAAGTGACTGTTTACAAAGAAGATATTTTGGCAATCCCAGATACGAATTGGGATGTTGTTCGTGCAAAGCGTGATATCTTACTCAAAAATAGTGATTGGACAATGACGCCAGGGGCGACTGTAGATCAGCGTTCTTGGTCAGCATATCGCCAAGTATTGCGCGATTTACCACAAACTTATGGTCCGCACAATCTGCATAAATTAAAGTGGCCTGAACCTCCTGGACTTGCTGGTCCCAATACAAATCCGGTAGAATAATTTGTAGTAGACGTCAATTGCTGTGGCTTATTTAGGTAACGACCTTCAAGTTGCGTTCCCAACTTATCGAAATATTGACGATATTTCCAGCAGCTTTAATGGGGTTCTGACTAGTTTTCCGCTAACTGTTAGCGGTGTTGCGCCTATACCTGCTCCTATCAATTCACAGCAATGTTTAATTTCCGTTAACGGCGTAGTACAACGTCCTGATGATTCAGGTACAGAAGGATTTCGGTTAAGCGGTGGAAATATTATTTTTGCGTCTGCTCCAGCGGGTGGTGTTGATTTCTTTGGCGTTATTCTTGCCGGTGCTGACTATGTGAATGCAGGCGCCAATTTTCCAAGTGGTACCGCTGCAGTTCCGAGCATTACATTCGACAGTGACTTAGATACAGGCGTTTACAATCCGGCCGCTAATCAACTTGGTATAACAACTGGTGGTACTGCCCGTTTAATTATTGATGCCAGTGGTCAAATTAGAGCGAATTCACTTGGATCGGCTAGTGCACCCGTCATTACTTTCAATTCTGATCCAAATACAGGCATCTACTCCCCCGGCGCAGATCAAGTAGCCATCTCGACTAATGGCACTGGGCGGTTGTTTGTTGATGCGAGTGG